CAGTGATCTTGCCAGGAGTTAGTGAAGAGCTGTCGGACAGCACCTCAAAATCGCCGGAAAGGTTTGCTTTCCAGAAAGGAACGTTGATGAAATCACCGCCCTCGGTGGCATTCAGCTCAGCCATCGGCTGGACCACACCGCTTGCCAGGAAGGCATCACGCTGAGTGGTTTGCTCGATAACGTAAGGCGTAAATACCTCGGGGATGATGATGTCAGAGCGAAGAGTCGCCATGACTAAAAATCCTCAAGAATGACGTTTACGGTGTGGGCGTAACCCGATCTGGCTCCGCGTAGCTTTGCCTTCACAAAAAGTTTAGCGTGCCGCTGCAGCTTTCAACCTTTCGTACAAATCACGATCGGTTTTATACAACCGTGACTGTTCTGTCAGATTGAATGATTCAGGCGCAAATGGATTCTTTGTGCCTGCCGGAATCTCATTAGAACTGCGACCAGCCGGTGCGCCACTGCCTTGAGGCTTTGGCTGCTTCTGCATCCATGCAGGCAGTGATTGCTTTGCCCAATCGCCAACAGGTGTGCGCTGATAACCGTCAACGACTACAACCGTGCCGTCAGCTTCACGTTGGATTTGATCCTTGTTCAGCTTAGTTTTGAGCACAAGGTCGGGATCATGCACAATATCTGCCAAGGCAGAAACCGCAGGTGAGATCAGCTCAAGTTCTTTAACGCGTGCCTCTAGTTCAGCAATGCGTTGATCTTTCTCTGCCGTGACTTCGCGAAATTGCTGCTCAAGCGCTTGCCTAGCTTCGGTGTATTTGCCTTCTGATTCAAGCTTTGATTGCTCAGCCTGACGCTTAAATTCCTTTAGCGCTTGGTAATCATCGGGAACCTCGCCAATCAGCTCTTTCTTTTGGAGCTTGCCGATTAGCTCAAAGTTCTTCCTTTCAAGAGATTCAATGCTGTTCTTCAGCTTTGCGATCTCATCAGGGCTGGCGCCTTCAACAGGCGTAGCCTGCTGATTTTGCTCTTCAGACATGAATAACTCGTAGAGTTAATTGCAGTCAAATAATATCACTTTTGGCGCTTTGGGGCTTTACGCAATTGTGATTCACGCTTGAGCACAGGATTGCCAGTCGATTCAGACTTCACCCGAATCACGGGATCATCCTTGCTGCCGACCCGCACAATGTTGCCGCCAGACGGACCTTTGATCATGGCGCGTTCACCAGCTATCCCGGTGACGACGCCGTAAGTGCGCTTGCCTTGATAGGTCCAGCTGACACGATCACCACGCTTCACTTTTTCTTGCCTCCTTTCTTTTTGGAGCCTTTGGGCATCTTCTTGCCGCCGTAATGACTAGGCATCACAGTAAAGCGAATCAATTCAGCCTAACGCCGTGGCTTGCGCTTACGCGTCTTGCCAGCCTGAGAGAATGCAATCGCTGCAGCTTGCTGCCGGGAATAACCTTCTTTGATTAGCTGACGGATATTCTGCGAAATCGTCTGCTGAGACTTACCTTTCTTTAACGGCACCGTATCTGCGGCGGAGCTGATCCAAGGTTAGCTCTGAGCCATCATCTCGAACCATCTTGGCAATAGCATCCTTTGGGCCATACTTGTTTGACAATCTTGTAAAGTAAGCAACTTTTTCAGGTCCAAGCACTTCAGCTTGCACTGCTTTCGACTGTTTGCCTAACCATTGCCCGTAACTTTCACTAGCAGGCACCGGGCCATCCATGCTTGCACGCCTACCAGGCTTCGGCGGTGTAAAACCTAATCGCTCATAATCAATCACCGGCACAGTTGTCGATCGACAATTAAAATGCTGCGGCGGCATTGGACCTTTGCCATACTCAAACTCCCGACCGTCAAGCGCTCTGCAGATCGCAGATGTGCGCGTGTCAAGCGTCGCAACATACCGATATTTTTGAGTCACGTCTTGATTGGCTTCGTAAACCTGTTGTGATGCAGCATTGCTCACTTGATTGATGCTTGTACGCACAAGCGCCATCACCTGATTGTTTGCAACCGTCGTAGCCTGACCGCCAGCAGCAGCAACTTGCTTAATGCTGCCAGGCTGATTAAAGCGAAGCCGACCCTTGAGCTTGCGAGCAATGTTGTCCGTGCTTTCGCCTGTTAGCAGACCATTCCGCACAACTTGTGAAAATAAATCGGCTTGATTTTCAGCAATGCCACGAAATGCTTTCACAACGACCTGCCCATTTGGCAACGTAATCGTTGTGCCCTGTGCGGCAGTCAAGCTGAATGTTTGCGGTGCGCCTTGCACTGCAGCGACAAGATCATCAGACAGCGTGACAACATTAAGCTGCGTCGGATCAGTCGTCACTACAGCTTGCGCAAACTGCGGGGAGATTTCAACCGTGTTGACAATGCTGCGGCTGCCAGCAGGTAAAACCTTCTTTAGTTGCTCTTCGACAAATTCAGATTGCAACTCAGCCAAGCCTTGCAGCTCAAGTGCTGTAATCTCCGTCGAATCACCAGCCCAAGTCGCAAGTGACTCCTTTAACTGTGCCAAAATTGATCTCAACCTTGCAGCCTTAAACGACTCATCAAGATCCTCAATTGCACGAAGCTGAGCAACAGAGTCCAAAATAATGTCGTTGTAAGCATTGATGATCCGCCTCGCAACACTGTTGCTATACCGATTGAGATCAATCGCGTTTCGATACAGACTGGCGGGCGTGGTCATTAGTCAATGATTCCCAAAAGCTCCGGCTCAATCTCAGTCAAAATTGAGACATCGGCACCGCCGCGCAAAGCTTCTCCCACAATCATTGCAAACTGTGGAATCATATCTTCTGCAGACTCGTCTTCATAAATAAGCTTGATTTCAGTCACATCGTACACTCCCTCTTCTGTAAACCAAGAAAGGCGAACAATTGCAAACGTATCATCAGGCAATTCACGCTTGCTGACAAATAGCATCCGTTGACGCTCAAGCTCATCCTTCATGCCGAACAACTTCCGCAACCATTTCATCATGCCGGGATTTCATCCTCTTGATCAGGTTCCGCCGAAGCCTCGGGCATTTCAGGAGACGCTTGCGGCTCAGGCTGCTGCAACTCAATCAGGCCGCCGTTTTGAGTTGCCTCAAGCTCTGCCTCAACTTCAAAATCATCGCCAAGCACTTCGCCTTCGGCAAGCTGGTTTAACAAAGTCTCCTGAGTGATGGTGCCTGCGGTGTAAAGCTGCAACAGGGCCTGGATCTCTTGCGGCTCAAGGCGTGTGCCCAAGAAGTCGCGATTCACGAAGCTGCTGCCAACCTGCCGCTCTTGCAGGTAATCAGCGTGATACTGCAGGCAATTGTCGATCATGTCCTGCATGTTCTGGGCAATCACCATCATGGTGGAATCGCCTTGGCTGCGATCAATACGCTTAGCTTCAGCAGTCTCTGCACTCAGCTTCTGGCCAAGCACAGCCGACAAACCGAGTTCATTGATCTGCCCTGCAAGCTGATCAAGGCGCTTGAACGACGCGTCAAACGATGCAGGATTGGGTGAAATATATTCAGCGCGACCATCAGCAGGAAATGCAATAGCTTCACCAGGGCCAGCGCTAACTTCCTCAGCGGCAGACGGAAAACCAAAGAACGCGAGCATCGGCACGTTTGAAACGTGCATGATGTTGTCAAGATCGCTTTGAATCTGATAGGCCTTCAGGTTTAGCTCAGCAATATCCTCCATTGGCGGACGTGATTCCATCACGTTCACGCGGTTACTGTATGCCACAGCAAACGGGATGTAATCAAGACTCGTCGTGCCTTCATCGATAATTCGCATCTGGCCTTTACCATCGCGCTGATGAATTTCAAATGCGCCAGGAGTCAGAACACGAATCTGCTCAACTTCTTTTTCGCCGTATTCACCGTCGGGAACGATGACCTTCTCAAGCAAGCGAAGCTGTGTAAGCTTTTGCGCGCCGTTAACAAGTTCAGTGCGCCAGCCAAGGATTTCCCGTGGCGTATAAGTTACCCAATAGGGCCGACCGTTCGATCCAGCAGCAGGAGCATCGACCAACACACCCACATGGCCATAACGTATGCACTTACGAGCAGTTTCATAACACCAAACGTTAAGATCGTTGCCCTGCAGGTCTACATCGAATAGTTGTTCCCTGATGGTGTCGGAGACATCATTTAGCCTCACAGGTTTGCGAGTCAACATACCCGCGAGCATCCGCTCAAGCCTGACGTAATACGGCGGGCAGGTAGAACGCGCTAGACGATTGTCGTAAGCCTCGTCAAGCTCACGCGGCTCTTGTGGCAGGTAACGCCGATGCTTGCGGCGCATCTCATAAGTGCCGCCCAGTAAATCTTCAATCAGGATCCAATGGGGCTCTTGATTTACCCATGCCGCATTTGGATCGTTGACTTGTGAGACCTTTGCCGCCAATTGACGGTCATAGAAGTTGTAACCGGAATACACGGCGCGATCTCACAAGCCTATGGCAACAGTTTAGGCCGATGCCGTTGCAGCAGTCAGTTGCACGCTATTGCGCCCAAGTTTAATCTCAAATTCTTGGCCAGGCTCAAAGCCAAGCTCTTTGATGTAAGCACTACCGACAAGCAAATTGCCATTGCCTTGGACTTTGGTTTTGTGCGTAAGCTTGCGGCCCATCTTCTTGGGCTTTTTCAGGTCAACGCCTTTTGCAAGCAAGAGCGCTTCGTAAAAAGCGGTGTAGTTCAGCGATTCATTACCTTCAGCGGTAATGCTGACGTAACCGCATTCACGGACAAGCTCAGAACGTGGAACGTCTCCGAGCTGACGGCATTTTTTGAGTAGTTCAGTGCCTTCGAGCATGTTCAATAAAAAGGAACACTGAAAAGATAACAAATAAGCTTGCCGCTGTCTAGTGAATGCTGAGATCAAACTAAAAGTCAACGCTTTGGCTTGATTTTGCCTGTAGTGCCAACTCCCTGCTTGGAACGTACATCCGCCACTAACTTGACAAAATCAGATTTAGAATTGACCCCACGCTTTATCATTTCATTAATTCGCTGACGATCAGATCTAAATCGCTTGTCAGTCATTACGTCACGCGCGATTCTCTCATCCTTCGTCAATCGTCGCGGTGAAGACGAAATTTTATTTTTTGTTTTTGCGCGAATCGTGCCTCCCTTTGACGCAAAACGTCCCTGAGCATCGCGAACATAACGGCGAGCCATAACACTACGACGGCAATCTCAATAGATTCTAATGCCGGTTCCCCTGCCAGACCTTGCGTGCAGTGGGTTGAACAATCGCCAGATCACATAGCCTAATGCGTCATTCATGTGATCGTATCCTGCGTCCTTATCAGGATCACCTTTGTCGGTGTAACTTTGCAGCTCAAGGCATTCAATCGTGCGCGTGCAATTCTTTGTGATCTGTAGCCTCACTTGTTCTTTCCCATTCTCCAGCACAGCTTGAACAGCAGCCACCCGATCACGCACGGGAGGATTTGACCGGCCTGATTGGTTGCTGAAGCCATAGGTTTCCAAGATCTGGATGTCGGTCTGCGAAGCGTTTGTCGATCGTGCTCCGCCTGAAGCATCTGGATAGACGTAGATGCGGCGGTTTGGATAGCGGCGCTTGATTTCTTGGGCCAGCGTATCGGTGTCATGACTGCCGCTTACCTCATCGATGACGACTAACTTTTCATTTAGTCTTACCGCGATCACAGCAGACATGTTGCCAACGTTGAAGTCAACGCCAATATGCAGCGGCTCATCGCTTGCGTTAATGCTGTCTACAACATGCTTTTCACGGTCAAATCTGTCATATACCTGGCCAGTGTTTAGGTTTACAAACTCACCGTCAAGGTAAGCCTTTAACAGACTTGGATCGTAATTAGCCTTCAAGCGTTCGACAAAATCATCAGGCAGATGTGGGTTATCCGTTGTCTTCATCTTGATCAATTTGCGATCAGTGCGCGTAAGCGCATCAGGGCTGCCAAATTCGTTGTAAAGCCACTTGAAGCCCTCTGGCGTGGATGCAGCAGCAAACTGCCTTACTACACCGGAGCGAAGACGACCAAGAATTTTCGGAAACGCTTTTGAGGTGATCGAATAGTTAACAACATCTACCTCATCAGCGACGCAAAAGGCTAAGTTCAAGCCAATGATTCTTTGGTAGTTCTCAAAACTACGGCACAAAAGTTTTGTATCTCCCTTTGGCAGATGCAGCACATATTCAGGCAGAGGTGACGCCCTAAACGTATGCGGAATCTCGTAAGCCTCTAGAAAATCATCAAAATCATTCAGCCAAATATCACGGATCAGCGGTCCAGTGGGCTCCATAACACAGCCCACAAAGCCCTGATTAGCAATCGCGAGTGATACAACTTTCGCCGCCAAGCTTCTCGTTTTGCCTGCACCGTAGCCCGCAGAGATCGCGAGGATTTGCGAATCTTCATCATCAACAAACGCTAGCTGGCCTGGATGCAAGTCTGCCCTGATTCGCGCCAACAGTGCATCAGTGTCTAAACCTGAGGCATCGCCCAGGACGTGACCAATCGGTGCAGCATTAAGGATGCTCAACGGTCAAACGCGTCATAAGACTTCCGCAGACACGCCTCACGCAACTGAGAGCGCTTCTCATCAATCAGGTGCATACTGCTGACGTGGCAGTGCGAGCTGACACCATCAACGCTCAACCAAACGCGATACATGTCAGTTTCAGGCAGGTGCTCATACCAGAATTTTTCGTCAGTCACGAACACAGCTGAGCCAGCTTGGCAGCGGTATTGATTGCGCCTAATGCTATGTGGTATTGGCCTTTTGCTCTGGCTTCTTGTTGCAGAGTTGCACACTGTGAGAGCAGGTCAGCAACCATTTGCGGGCGTTCAATGTCCCAATCAGCCTTGAGCTGCTGACGTGCAAGCTCTAGATACGTGTCACAAGACCGCTCACCAACCCCCCAGTGCTCTGAAGCAAAGCGAACACAGTCAGAGCGCCTACCACCATTGGCGATGATACGTGCAAACTCTTGAGCACGAACTATAGTTTCAGCTTTTGTGCCTCTGTGTGCAGGCATTCAAGGAAATTTTTTCGATTGCTCAAAATATAACAGTTCTTTGATTCTGACAAAAAGTTGAGTTCACAGCGACGTTGCAGGTCAGCTGTTGTCTGATGAATTTCGTCTGGGCGGATGGTTTCTTGATATGGTCCAACAGTCAGGAGTACGAACCCATTGCCAAGGTTCCTGATTTTGGGTGTCGTGAACGGCTTTGGTGATGCCTGCGTTCTGGAAGGCCTGTTGGAGTCTTGCATTGTAATCAATGAGAGCTTGCTCGACGTTGCTTTGCTCAGCTTGGCGAAGACGTTGTTGAGTGTCCATGATGCTTGAGGAAATTTGATGCCGGGAGATAGATCGCGACCACTTACGCGCCTTGCCTTTCCGTCCGTCTACGGTGTTTTATAGCTTTCAACCTGAAATTACAGGTATCAGGCTTCCCGGCAGTGCCGAATGTTATTGCTCAACCCAATAAACAAACGTATTCCCTTGGTCCTGCTCTAAGCAAAGCCAAGAGTCTTTGTTGCAAATTTTGCAATGATAACGAAGTTGAACGGTTTCTTTCTCGCAAATAACTTTGCCAAGATGCAGATAGCCCAGATCGGATTGTTCAGGCTTGCATTTCGGACAGGCCAAAACGTCCCCGTAGCAAGAACAAGAATTGATCGGAATGTGAATTGCCATGATCAGAACGGCAGGGTTTCTACGGTGACTTGAGAATCATTGAAGCCGCAAAGGATAGCGTCGTCAAGCAGTTGCTTTAGCTCTTCGTCGTTGTCTGCGTCTTGAAACCAATCTGGTGTGCTGACGCGGTAGCTCGGACGGTGTGAGGCTTTGTATTCAGCGTCTAGGCGCGCTTCGTAGTTTTGGCGTGCTTCGTACTGAAGCAGTGATTCGTGGTGGTAGTACATGAGTGAAATGCGGTGCGGTCTCCCGCTTGATCGAAGTATGGCATACCCGTGGCGGGAATGCAAGCATCAGGTTGGGTCAATGAGCTGGTCGATATACCAGCGTGCTTTGGCGAGCGACTCGTCTTGACCTTTCTGCCGTTCACGCCAGGCGTACTTGAGCACATTGCCCTTGCAAAAGCCGCGAAACTCTTCAGGCGTGAGTGCTGCACGGATAGCCATGATGCACTCAAGGCTTCCCTGGTAGTGATCCGGGTGATTGACGTTATCAGGCATGGTGAAAAAAAAAGGAGGCCTAAGCCTCCATGACGTGAACATTCGCCCAGTGCGTAAGTTAGCTTGCTTTGCGCTTTTCTGCACGGAACTCTTCATCAGCTTCAATAAGTTCGCAAGCGAGTTCTTGAAGGCTGCTGCCACGGCGGTAGGTAACGATGAGATCGTCCCACATGCCTTGGAAGTCATCGCGTCGTGCGTAGTCAGCGATGATCAAGCCGAGTGCGAGTGTGTCGTTCATTCCAGAGTCTGCGAAGTGGTGGGATCTCTCCCAAGGCCATGATGGCATTTATTTGAGGCGTGTCAAGCACCTCACGATAGGCAGTAGTTTCTAGCTGTGGTTTGAGAGACGCCTAAGCGTTGTGCAATGACACGGTAGGTGCAGCCTGATGCTCTCATGCGTTTTGCATGTTGCTGCTTTGATGCTGTGAAGTACAGCAGCAAAACAATCGGCAGAGTGATCAGGCAGATGATGATGGCGATGGTGTGCATGATTCAAGCTTTAGAAGTCGTGCTGGTAGGTGTTTGTTGCTAGT